GTTACCACTTCCTCCAGCACCAGGACCTGAAGTTCCACCTCCACCTCCTGATCCTCCATCTTGATCAGGCCCAGCAGAAACAGCGTTAACACCTCCACCACCACCTGCTGATGTAATAGTAAAGAAACTAGAATCATTACCTTTTCCTGCAGCTCCACCTGCACCAATAACTACGTCATAAGTAAAACCTGATTCCAAACTTAATGCGCTTCCTCTTAAAGGAGAAGGTCCAAAACCTGATGCTCGATAACCTCCAGCACCTCCAGCTCCACCACCTCCAGCTCCACCACCTGAGGCAACTACTAAATAATTTGCTGTAATAGGACTAGGTGAAAAATCTGTAACTCCTAAAGTTCCTGAAGCCGTAAATCTTGCAACAAATTCACCTGCACCTATGTGAGATACACTTCCTGCACATCCAGGACTAGCTGTGAAAGTAACTCCCGTAGCTGAACCTGCTCTTGCGACAACGATACCTGAACCACCACTTCCAGCGCAACAAGTAGGGGAGGCGTTGGCATTAGATGCACCTCCTCCACCGCCAGTGTTAACAGTTGCATTTCCACAATTTGTCCCCGCAGCACCTCCACCACCAGCTCCACCACTTGCAGTAGGTCCAGGGTTTGGATTATGAAATCCTCCAGCTCCACCACCAGCGTAACATGTCGTTGTTCCTGTAATTGCATTAGGTGCTCCTGCACCTCCAGGACCTGCAGCACAAACACTTAAAGCTGGACTACCAGCAGCAGTCGCTCCACCTCCACCAGCACCAGCTTGTCTCGATGGTGATGGTGATGGAAAACTTCCAGCGTTTCCAGCATTACCTTCAGGAGGATCAAACCCCCCTGCATTACCTGCTCCTGCTGATCCTGTTGGGTTTCTACCTTGACCTCCACCACCAGATCCTCCAGGTTTACCTCCTGGACTTGGAAAGGCTCCTTCACCTCCTCCACCTCCAGTAGATGTTATTGTTCCAAGAATTGAATTATTTCCAGGAGTCCCGTGTTGTGCAGAACTACCACATGAACCACCAGCACCACCCCCACCAACTGTAATTGTATAACTTCCTAAACTTAATTCTTGCGCTGATCCTTGTAATGGACTTGGTCCAAAACCTGATGTACGATAACCTCCAGCTCCACCTCCACCACCTCGTCTTCCACCACCACCACCGCCAGCGACTACCATGTAATCTATTGATGCTTCTCTCTTAGGCCATTGACCTTCTTCAGTTAAATCTATTTGTTCATTAAGACTCCAAACTCCTGAAGCCTTGTCTAATTCTTTTACAACAACTACTCCTGGTCCACCAGCTGCTCCAGCTGCGGGTCCTCCACCGCCACCACCACCTCTATTAGTAGTTCCAGCAGATCCAGATCCTCCAGGATGACCACCAGCTGCTCCACCTGTTCCACAAGGACTTGCTGCCCCTGTTGCGGACGATGGTCCTGAACCACCTCCACCACCTGCGTAAGAAAGAGAAGAACCGCTGATGCTAGAAGATTTACCAACACCTCCAGTCCCAGTTCCAGGTTGCGATGGTGCTGATGCAGCTCCACCTACACCTCCAGCTCCTCCACCACCTGCAGAAGTTGCAGTTGCTTGTCCTGTTGTTCCAGGATTAGGTCCTCCAACATTTCCAAAACCAAACGCACCAGAATCTCCTGGTTGACATGTTTGTATTGCTGCTCCAGGTACAGATGGATTTCTGTTTGCTCTAGCTCCACCTCCTGAACCACCATCATTTCCAGGGTTATTTCCAGTAGAACCAGTTCCACCGCCACCACCACCTTTTGCAGTTAAACAAAATCCAGTTGAATCACTTCCAGTAACACCTTTTGCAGCTGGGGGAGTAGGTCCACCGGCTCCACCACCACCAATTGTTACAGGAACTGTTCCACAAGCATTTATTGAATTTTTTTCTACGTAGCCTCCGCCACCTCCACCACCACCTTGGTCAGCTCCGCCACCTCCACCACCAGCAACAATTAAAGCAGAAACAACTCTAGTTCCAGGTTGTAATGTAACACATCCTGATGATGTTTTAGTTGTGACAGTATTTTTACCACGAGACGTTACGTTTACAGGTCCAATTATTCCGCCATTGCCAGCCATAATTTAAACCTCCTACACGTCGTCTATAGATTCATATGATATGAAAAGTTCTAAATCTGATGCTGCACCTGCTCCACCTTTAAGGATGTCTGTTTCCATCATGTATATTGGAGTGTCTAATACAACTAAAGTTGCATCAGCTGGGACAGATACTGTTTTTGCTAAATGAAAAGTTCCAGATGTATCAAAATTATCTACACCATCTGGAGTAAAGTTTGATTTTGTTATTGATAAAGTTAAGTCCGCTGCATTCGTACCATCTACGTTTGCGCATGTGATTCTATTTATTTTTATAACTTTGTTTGCTGCTACAGTCATTAAAGTTGTTGTAGTAGTTGCCGATAAAGCGAATCCTACCGATTCACCTTTAATACTAGTTACTGATACTATATTTGGATTTGCCATATTGTCTCCTTTTTAACCGAATACGATCGCCATTGCAATAGCTTTTCCTGTTGTTATACCTGCATCTGCGAATGATAACGTTCCAGCTCCATCAGAAACCAAAGCCTGGCCTGAAGAAGTAGCGTCTGCGTTAGGTAATGTTAATGTTACACTAGAACCTATGGTTGCTGGTGCTTTTAATGCAAAAAAGTTAGAATCATCTGCATCTTTAAATTTTAATGGGTTTTGATTAGATAATCCTATTTCTGAAGAATCAGCTAACACATCGACTACATTAGTTCCATCTGAATAAACAATCTTGTGGCCTTTATCTGTAGTTGCCCAAGTAGTCCCAGTTCCTGTTGCAGTTTTTAATTGAACAGTTTGAGCTCCTGTTGAACCATTGTGAGCTATATAAAAATTTTCTACGCTATCTGGAACAGTAACAATTGATGATCCTGTTAAAGCACCTGTAAGTTTCCAAACTCTATTTGCAAGAGTTGCTCCAGTTCCACCATCTGTTTTACTTAAAGCTAAAGTTCCACCGTTAGTTAAAGCTTGTGCTTGATAACCACCTGAAATTTGTTGAACAATCTGTAAGTTTGTATTTGTTTTATTTCCCCAAGTACCGGCGTTTTCACCAGTAGCCATTAGTTCAATGCCTAAATTTGTAAAACTTGATGCCATAATTTATCCTCTACGCTGCTGTAACATCTGTATAAGATGTCTCCGCTGTATTGTCAACATCGGAATAGTTTGCGTTATTGTTTTTACTTACACTACTATAACTTGTATTTCCATCAATTACAACATTTTGATATGCCCTGATTCCAAGAGCTCCCACATTTGATATTGCTTCTTGGCCTAGTAAACCAACAACCATTTCTGTAGGGGTAATGGCCCCCACATTCGATGTTAATGCTGATGGTGCTGTTAGTGGAACACCTATTTCTGAAATTAGTGAACCTACTCCAGATGTTGCCACTTGTCCTGTTAAAGGAACACCTACTCCAACTATTAATGATCCTACTCCAGATGTTGCCACTTGTCCTGTAGGAGATATTGAAATTTGATCTAAAACCACTCCACCGACTGCAGATGTCGCCTGTTGTCCTGTTAGTCCTACTGTCATGTTAGTAGGAGAAATAGCTCCTACACTAGACGTTAATTGTGAAGGTGCTGTTGGGGCTATAACAGAAGTTAAATTTAAAGTTAAAGAACCCAAACTCGCTGTTACTTCACTAGGTGCAGTTAATGGTACAAAATTTTCAACAGCTGTTGTTAAAGATCCAACGGAAGATGTTGCACTAACTCCAGCTGGTTGTACTAATTTATTAAATGAATCACCATAAGGCTCTTCACCCCAGCCATTTCTACCCCAACCAACTAATGTTCCAGCGTTATCAAAATCTCCAACTTCCGAAGTCATTTGACTTGGTGCTGTTAACGCTGCAATTGATGTTAGGTCTAAAGTAGGTGCACCTAAACTGGATGTTAATCCTGAAGGTGCTGTTAACGGAACTGCAATTGCTGTTGTTACAGAACCAATACTTGAAGTTGCTCCGAGTCCTGATAGCTCTACTGCATATTGTACACCCCAACCAGAATTACCCCACTCTTGTCTACCCCAACCTTCTTCGTTAAAAGCTTCAAGAGCCCCTATCGCAGATGTTAAACCAGTTGGTGCTGTAAGTGAAATGTCAACAGAGTCTTGATCACCCCATTGGTTATGTCCCCAAGAGTTTGCTCCCCAGGTATTCGACATAAGGATTTACCTCCTTATGCTATTCTAACTATAGCTGTTGTTGCTGCTTTTGCTGGGAACTGAATTGTAAATGTTCCAGAGGAAACTGTTTTATCTCCACCGAAAGCTACTGCACAAACTGCAGGATCTCCTGTTGCAGTGTCATTGAATATTAAACATCCGTTAGCTGTAAAAGATGCACTCGTAAAACTTACATCGTCAAAGTCACAACATGCTGTTGTAGAATCAAGTGTTGGAGTTATGCTTGTTAAAGCAGCTCCTTTTGCAGTATACCCAGTTCCTGTAATTTCTTCAGATGTTGTATATGCAGTTGTGCCTGCTCCTAAAGTTGCAGAACTTGTATAAAGAGCTAAATTAAATGTGTTACCAGTAGAAGCTGTGAAGTTGTGAACTCCTTTTAAAATTTCTACTTTAAAACTGTTACAAATTGCCGATGTTATTGCCATAGTTGTTCTCCTTTTACGGTGAAGGTGATTGTACTGGAATTCTTACTGTGCCATCAGTATAATCATCTCTTCTACGTCTTCCAATTTGCACTCCTGCAAACTTCTGTACCTCTTGTTTATACTTTTGTTCGTATAATGTCAACATATCTGCAGGTCCTTTTAAAAATCCATATGCCTCTACAAGACACGCATATAATAGTCCACTTGGAAAATATTGACTGATATAAGTACCACTAGTCTCTGTCACCAGACTTTTTGGCATCATCGTGTAGTATATTCTAAATTTATAGTTTTGATCTGGTGTTGGTGCCACATACATTCCACCAGATGTTGTGCTAGTTGTACCAGTTGCTCCGCCAAACATAGCGTAATATTTAGGTAAAGCAGTGGTATCTTGATTAGTTAAATCTCCCTCAGTTCCAGTTAATCGTCCTACATATTCTGATAAATATGTTTGATCTTTTTTCTCTAACCAAACCCCTTGTCCTGTCGTAGCTGATGTAGAATTAAATACTTCTATGCCTCTAATAAAAACAGCTCCGGTTGCTCCTTGAGTTCCTTTACCAGGAACGTTAATTGTGTTGTCATCTGTTACTAATGTTCCTTCACTAACATATCTGTAAGCATCAATTGGTACATCATAAAAAATTTTAAACTCAGCATCTTCTATAAATCTATTAATAATAGCGGCTGTTAATACACTATCTCCTACTTCTGTGTAGTTTCTAATATCGGTTACTAAATTTGCGTAATTAAATCCTGACATAATCTATGCTCTTTGATTTACAGGTCCTGCAAATGCAAAGAATCCTCCTCCTGTTTCTGTGCTTGATGCATTTGATACTAAACTAAAAGTAAATTTATTACTATAGCTTTGAACTGTATTTGCATCGTTTGTAGCTGTCTCAGAAACTTTTGTTATTATATACGATCCAAAAACTTTTGCACCTGAATTATGTGATGATGCTGTTGTATTTGAATATGTTCTGCCATACGCTGGTGCGGATGTGCCTCGAGTGCAACCAGTTAAATCATTGCTAGATTTACCAGTGTATTCTATTGTTTCGTCTTGAATAACTATAAATCCGCTAGTTGGAAAAGCACTAGCATCAGTAAGAGTTATGGTTGTAGCATCCGATGTAATATTACCATTTAAAGTTGTTTCTAATTGAAGAGTATTAATAGCAACTCCACCAACAGGTTTTTTAACTTCAATAAATCTTATTGCATCACCCGTGGACCAAGGATTACTGTTTTGTAATGTTTCATCCTCACCAGTAAAAACTGTTACGACTTTAGACGCAGCTGTCATTACAAATGGATCGTTTCTTAAGACATTCGGTGTAGGAAAAGCTACTCTACTTGGTCTTACGTGCATTAAAGCTTGTGGGTCAGAACTAGTGGGTCTTGGTTGTAGTTGTGGTTGCTTTGATTCATACTCAGATATGTGAACCCAAGAACCATTCCACTCTTGAACCATTTCAGTATACGGGAAACGCTGACCTGAACGGTCTGAAATCATATACGCATATTTACCTGATGCAAAACTTCCCATTAACCTAACTCCGGATAGTAAACTTTTGGACTTATGAATGTGCTAACTGGAGATCCATCTTCTGCAAGAGCTCTAGCAAATTCATCTTCATATAATAATTTTAATTCTTGTACTCTTTGTGGAGCATACTTGATAGCAAGATAGTATGCTAAACCTGAAGTCATGCAAGGTATAAATCTAAAAGGAACGTCGGTTGCATTTGTGTAAGCCCCAACATCTTGTATTCTTTGTGTGTAATAAAAATTTATACAATATCCAGTTTGAGCCTGTGTGCTACCTGGAGTTAAATATAAAGTTATAGTAACTTTATCTATGAACCTTTGAACAAAATATTGACTTGGAGTCCCTTTGTCTGTTTTGTTTGAAAAAGCTTGATACTGTGATCTACTAATTTTTGTCATGGGTGCATCTACATTTTGATCATTTCTGTAGTTAGCCTCTAAAACATCATTTACACCTGCAGGAAATTGTAAGACACTATCAGCAGAATTGTGAGTAGCAGCAGTTGTTCCATTAACACCTCTAACACAACCGGTTAGATTTAAAGAAGAAATTCCTGAGTAAGTTATTTCCTCATCATTTATTTTAATAATTCCAGAGTTAGGTAAGTTTGCAACTGATGCAACTCCAATCGTAGTTACGGTAGCGTTAATACCTGCAGATAAAGTGGTTGTAATACCAGCACTTGTGCCATCACCTGTAGATCTAAACAAACTATATTCAGCTTGTCCGTCTACCATTTTAATACTTTGATTTTTTACTTCCCAGTAATGTAGACCTCTGTTACCCCACTCTGAAAATAAAATATTTAAAGATCTTCTAGCTGTTTTTAATTGATAGCCAGACACTCCTTGCATACCTATTCTTTCGTATGCTTCCTCAATAATCTCTTCAACTGGGAGAGTCTTTCCAAAAATATAAGACCCTGAAGTAGTGTTAGCCATTTAGCCCCCTACCCGTCGAACTGTATAGATAATCCTACTACTGCAGTTCCAGCAGACGCAAAAAACGCACCATCTTCACATAAAATTCCGTTATCGGCAATGTATGGGTCGATTGTTGATCCGTTGTCTACATCTAAAATTAATCTGTTTTGACCAGATGTTGCTGAACCGTTTTTAATAAAAACAGTTCCTGCTCCAGCACCGGCAACTCCAGTCATACTTCTAACTCTAGTTCTGCCAGCAT